ATGAGTAATATATCAATAGTAAATTTAAGTGCTTATACAAGTCCTGTAATACAAGAAAATAAAAAGAATGATTTTATTGAATATGGAAGTGATAATAATTACTTTCAATATTTAATAGATAGGTATCTTTATAGTGCTACAAATGGTGCTATTATAACAGGTGTTGCTAATATGATTTATGGCAAAGGATTAGATGCTTTAGATTCTAATAAAAAGCCTAATGAATATGCTCAAATGAAGTCTATTATAAAAGATGCTGATTTAAAGAAAATAGCTTTAGAAAGAAAACTTTTAGGAATGGCTGCAATGCAAGTTGTAATGGAAAAGAAACAAGTAAAACAAGTTCTTCATTTCCCAATGCAAACATTAAGAGCAGAAAAATGTAATGATAAAGGACAAATTGAAGCTTGGTATTATCATAATGATTGGAAAAATAAAAAACCAACTGAACAAATTAGAAAAATACCCGCTTTTGGATTCGGTAATGGAAATGAAGTTGAAATATATGTTATTAAACCATATGTAAGTGGATTTGATTATTATAGTCCTATAGATTATTCTGGTGCTTTAGCATACGCATTGCTTGAGGAAAACATAGCAGACTATCAAATTAATGATTGTCAAAATGGTTTTAGTGGTACAAAAGTAATAAATTTCAATAATGGTATTCCTACAGAAGAAAAGCGGGATAAATTGAAACGTGAAGTACTTGGAAAACTAACAGGTACAAGAGGAGAAAAAGTAATTGTAGCTTTTAATGCTAATGCTGAATCAAAAACAACTGTTGAAGATTTACCTTTAAATGATGCTCCTGCACACTACGAATATTTATCTAAAGAATGTTTTGAAAAATTAATTGTAGGACATAGAGTTACTTCTCCAATGTTATTAGGAATTAGAACAGGTGATGGTGGTTTAGGCAACAATGCAGACGAAATAAAGACTGCTACGCTATTATTTGACAATATAGTAATAAAACCATACCAATTAGAAATAATTGAAGCCTTAGACGTTATTTTAGCTATTAACAATATATCATTAAAGTTATATTTCAAAACAATACAGCCTTTAGAATTTGTAGATACATCAGGAATGGATGCAGAAACAATGGAAGAAGAAACAGGAGTTAAAATGTGTTCACATAATTTATCAAGTGAAAATGTAGCTGATTTATTAATTGAAAAAGGAGAAACATTAGGTGAAGAATGGTTAATAATTGACGAAACAGAAGTTGATTATAATACTGAAGATGAATTAGATTTAGAAATACAAAACATAAATTCTAAAAAACAAAGTACATTATCTAAAATATGGAAATTTGTAAATACAGGAACTGCAAGACCAACTAATAAATCAGAACAAGATAAAGTAGTTGATGGTGTAAACTTCATTACAAGATATGTATATAGTGGTAATTTATCAGGACAAAGAGAATTTTGCAATAAAATGGTAAATGCAGACAAAGTTTATAGAAAAGAAGATATTATTTCTATGGGTGGTCAAGTTGTAAATGCTGGATTTGGAGTTAAAGGTGCTGATACATATTCTATTTGGTTATATAAAGGTGGAGCAAGATGTGAACATAAATGGTTACGTAGAACTTATGCTAATTTAGATGGTGTAAAAATAGACCCAACAAGTCCAAAAGCAAAACCATTAAGCAATGCAATAGCTGAAAAATATGGATATAGAATACGTAATGAAAAAGAAGTATCTATGAAGCCAAGTGATATGCCTACAAAAGGATATACACAAGAGTATTGGAATAAAATGGGATATACAAACTAATTAAGATATGGCACAAGGACTTTTTATAAGCACAAATGATATAGTTAAATTTACTAACTTAAATGGTAATTTAGACCCTGATATATACACACAATATATTTATCAAGCACAACAATTACATATTCAAAACTATTTAGGAACTAAACTATACGACAAAATTAATGATGGTATTGTAGCAGGTAATTTAGCCGCTCCATATACAACGCTTTTAAGCAAATATATAAAGCCAATGGTAATACATTGGGCAATGGTAGAGTTTTTACCTTACGCAGCTTATAAAGTATCAAATAAAGGAGTATTCAAACATAATTCTGAAAACAGTTCTACAGTTGAAAAATCTGAAATAGATTTCTTAATTGAAAAAGAAAGAGATGTTGCTCAAAGTTATACAAATCGGTTTATAGATTATATGAGTTTTAATCAAACTTTATTCCCTGAATATTATCTAAATTCAAATGCTGATGTTTATCCAGATAAAGATGCAAATTTTACAGGATGGGTACTATAAAAGAAACATACAAGCCAAAAGAAACTAACGTAAAAAAGTTAGAGGTATTTTTAAACAAACTAAATAAAGACAAATAATGGCTTTAGATTTTACACATATAAAAGGAGATACATTTGAAGCAGTTAATTTTCAAATGCTTGTTAATACAGTGGCTTTAAATTTAACAGGTTGTACGTTAAGGATGCAATTAAGAAAAGAATATGGAGGAGTAATATTTCTTTCATTAACTTCTGTTGCAAGTGCAGGAATAACAATTACAACTCCTGCTACTGGTTTATTTAGAATTAACAGACAAATAATTAATATAGATGCAGCAAATTATATTTATGACATTGAACTTATAAAAACAGATGGCACTGTTAAAACTTATGTAAGTGGAAACTTTTCAATAACTAATGACGTAACAAGATAATGGCAAACGATATAATAGATATTAATGTTTCTGAAACAGTTGATAGTGTTTCAATAACTGTAAATCCTAATTTAACTACTGTAAATATTAATCAAGTTACAGGTGGATTAAATCAAACTTTACAATCTGTTACAGATTTAGGAGCAACAACAACTAATTCTATAACTGCTAATTCATTTGTTAAATCAGGTGGTACATCTGCTCAAATATTAGCTGCTAATGGTTCTGTAATAACTGCTGGTACAAACATAACAATATCAGGCGGAACAATATCTTCAACGGGTGGAGGTGCAGCAACTAATTTAACAACTTCACAAACTGCAAGTAATTTTACAATTAATAGCAATACAGGAACAGATGCAATTGTACCTTTAGGAAATGGTACTTTAGCAGGAGCTACTTTAAATGATTATACTACTGTTGAAAAAACAAAATTAAGTGGTATTGCAACAGGAGCTGAAGTAAACGTAAATGCAGATTGGAACGCTACAAGTGGAGATGCTCAAATATTAAACAAACCTACAATTCCAGCAGGTTCACCCATAACTATTGTAAATGACAGTAGTCTTTTTTCAACAGGATTAACTGGAACTGGAGATGGTGCAACAAATGCTAATAATTCAAATTTCTTAGGTGTAGAAGCTGGTTACGGAGCAATCAATTCTAGTCATTCAAATTTCTTAGGTTTTAACGCTGGTTTCAGTGCAATAGACGCTGGTAATTCAAATTTCTTAGGTCAAGAAGCAGGTCTCCAAGCAACTAACGCTAATGACTCAAACTTCTTAGGAAATCAAGCTGGTTATTATGCAACAAGTGCCAGTAATTCAAATTTCTTTGGTACTCAAGCTGGTAAGTCCTTTACTGATAATAACGTTGGAAGTAATAATATAATTATAGGTACAAATATTTCATTGCCAGATGCAGTAGTAGATAGTATAAATTTAGGTGGTGTATTATTTGGCACAGGAACTAATTCGGATTTATCAGGAGACCCATCAATTACCGCTATATCAGGAGGTAGAATAGGTATAGGAGTTGTTAGTCCGACAAACACTTTACACATATACTCTGAAGCAGCGAATACATCAGGTTTAAGATTAGAAAGATTAACAAGTGCATCTCCTTCAAGTACTGGTAAATTAATTGGTGTTGACTCAAGTGGCAATGTTGTTACTTTAGAAGGTGCAGGTGGCGGAGGTTCAAGTGTTAATTATTATTTAAACGGTGGTACAAATCAAGGTACTTTTGGAGGTTCAACTTATTACGAATTTAGTAAGACTCCCGTAATAGGAACAAATGCAGACTTTAATATAAGTTCTAATGGATATATAGCTTCATTTATAACTGATGTAGCAGACCCATCATTATTACTTATTCCTGCTGGAAATTGGAATTTAGAATTTTTCTTTTCTTCAAGTTCTGCTGGTGGTTCACCTTCATTTTATGCTGAATTGTATAAATACGATGGAACTACATTTACACTTATTGCAAGTGGTTCTGCTGCTCCTGAAGGAATAACAAACGGAACAGCTATTGATGCTTATTTTACTGCATTAGCAGTGCCTGAAACGGTATTAACAGTTAATGATAGATTAGCTATTAGAGTTTATGTAAATGCTTCAAGTAAAACAATTACACTACATACTCAAAACGGACATCTTTGTGAAGTAATAACAACATTTTCTGCTGGATTAACTGCTTTAAATGGATTACAAGCACAAGTTCAAAATTTTGCAACAGGAACAACAGGAACAGATTTTGCTATTAATTCAAGTGGAAGTACACATACATTTAATTTACCAAGTGCAAGTGCAACTGCGAGAGGTGTAGTTACAACAGGAAGTCAAGAATTTGCAGGAGATAAAACATTTACAGGAACGATAGGTGCAAGTAATTTAAGTAATACGAATACAGGTGATAATGCTACGAATACACAATATAGTGGATTAGCAACATCAAAGCAAGATACTTTGCAAAATACTGTAAATATTAAATCTATTAACGGAACAAGTATTTTAGGTAGTGGTAATTTAACAGTTTCAGCAACATTCGATGATTTAGATTACGTATTATCTACAAGTTTTAGAACATTATATAATTATTAAAAATAAAAAATTATGGCATTAACAGCAGGTCAAATTCCAGTATTAGCTAACGTACCAAATAGCGGAACAGCAATAGTACAAGGAACAACAGTAGGTACATTAGGTTCAGATTTAAACGGAGTTGCAGCTTATACAGCGGCTTCATTAGGAGGTAGAGTGTACTCAATTATGGTATCTTCAAATAATACTGCAATTACAAATATTTTTACATACATATTAAGAGGTTCAACAGTAGTTCCATTAGGATTATCTCCAGTTGCTATTAGTGCTGGTAACGTTACAGGTACAAGAAATGTAGATTTTTTAGATGGTGTAAATATAGCAGGACTTCCTCTTGATAATACAGGTAAAAGATACGTACCACTACAGGGTGGAGATATATTGAAGTTTGTAAATCTTGCATCTCTAACTACATTTAAAGTTTTTGTAACTTGTCACGGAGCTGATTATCAAGTATAGTATATGCAAAGTAATGGTATAGATTTAGGAGTATCGACAGGAGTATTTAATCCTTCAACTTTTGTTGGAACAGCAACTGGTACGCTAAATAATGAGCAAATGATTAGCGATACTAATACGTTTATCTTTACTGTTAAAACAGATGCCTTTACCGCTGGTGTTACAACATTTCTATTGCCATTAGTTTCAACAGGAACTTATAACTTTTTGGTAGATTGGGGAGATGGTAGAAAGGATTACGTTACATCTTTCGCTCAAATTTACAGACCAATTGAAACAGTTGCTCGTACACATACATACAGAACAGCAGGAACTTATACTATAAGAATAACAGGAACAATTAGAGGTTGGAATCATAATACTACCTCTGCTGCTGAAACAGCTAAACTTAGTTCAATACAGCAATTTGGATGTTTGGAACTTATTAATGATGTAGGAAATCTATTTGGCAGTTGTGTTAATTTAAATTTATCAAATGTTAGAGATACGTTAAGTACTAAATATTTAACTAATATGATTGGGTTGGTTCGTGACATTCCTAACATTAATATTAATTTATTAAACAATTGGGATGTAAGTAATGTGACTAATATGAGTTCTATGTTTACTAACTGTACTAACTTTAATAACCAAATTGGTAATTGGGATGTGAGTAATGTGACTACTATGTCGAGTATGTTTAATGGGGCTACTGCATTTAACCAAGATATAAGTAATTGGGATGTGAGTAATGTGACTACTATGTCGAGTATGTTTGATGGTGCTATTGCATTTAATCAAGATATAGGTAGTTGGGATATTGGGGCAGTTACAACCATTACAAATTTTATGGCTAGTAAAACTCCAGCAACATTTTCCACAACTAATTTAGATGCAATTTATAGCGGTTGGAGTAGTAGACCATCGGCATTAAATTTAACTATTACTTTTGGAACTGCGAATTATACGATAGCAGGTGGTAGTGCAGGTAGAGCAATTTTAGTAAGTCGTGGATGGACAATAGTTGACGGAGGAGGAATTTAAAAACAAATAATATGAACAATTTTTATTTAGCACATAACGAGATAAATATATTTCATTATGGTAGTATTCAAGAAGGTCAAACTGTAACAACAGGACAACCGTTCCTTGAGTATTTTGAAACAGAACAAGATTTAATTGATAGGGTGCTTGAGTTAGGTCAAGAATATATAAGTACAATTATTAATCAATCCCAACTATGAATAATTTAGATAAAATATTAAATAAGATTATCTCACGTAAATTAATGGTTTTTGTTATAGCTTGTTGTGCATTATTTGCTGGTGATTTAACATCTCAAGATTGGGTAGTAATAGCAACTGCTTATGTAAGCATTCAAGGATTTACGGATATAGTTACAAAATTAAAAAGTTAAAATGGAGTCAATGAAATTATATATGCTTAATTCGTTAGCATTGGTTATTACGTTTACTAACGTAGAAAATATATTAAAATTAACTCTTTTAGTATTATCAATTATATATACAGTAGTTAAAATTTACGAATCATTTAATAAAAAAGTAAAAGATGAAACTGGACAATAAAGGTTATATGATAATTTGTGAGTTTGAAGGATTTAGTGCTAAACCTTATTTATGTCCTGCTAAATTAGCAACAATTGGTTTTGGAAACACGTTTTATTCTGATGGTCGCAAAGTGACTATGGTAGATAAAGAAATAACTAAAGCTGAAGCATTTGATATGTTTAAAGACATTGCTGATAATTTTGCTAAAAGAGTTTCTAAATGTGTTACACAACCATTAACTCAAAATCAATTTAACTCTTTAGTTTCATTTGCTTATAATGTAGGAGTTGCAAATTTTATGAGAAGTACATTATTAAAGAAAGTAAATAATAATAGATTAGACCATTCAATTGCAGATGAGTTTTTAAAATGGGATAAAGTAGGAACTAAAAAATTAGCAGGTTTAACTAAAAGACGACAAATTGAAGCAGACAATTATTTCACGAAATAAAGGAGTTTTATCCTTTTGGTTAGCAGTTTTATTATCTTCTATTGTAATTACATTGTTATCATCTTGTTCAACAAGAAAAGTAGTAATAGAAGAAGTTAAAAAAGATTCTATTTCACAAACAGTTGTTAAAACTGCAACAGTTGAAGATATTAAAATAGAAACTAAAAATGACATTATTACTAATGAATTTATTATTACTCCATTAGATACTTGTAAAGATATTGTAGTAAACGGTATAACGTACAAAAACGTTGTTTTAAGACACATAAATACAAAAGACAATAGTTTACATAAAGAAGATATAAAAGTGTCTAAAATAGAAGATAAACAACAAACTACAAAGGTTAAAGAAAATAAAAAAGTTAAACATATAGAGAAAACTTCTAATCCAATAGGATATATTTTAATTATAATTATAATTTATTTAGTATGGCAAAACAGACGGTGGTTTCTACCCGTATAGAAACTAATATTTCAAGACCTGGAGTACATTCAAAAACAAAATCTTCTAAATTAAAATCTTCTAAAAACTATCAAAAGAAATACAAAGGTCAAGGAAGATAAATTTGGCATATAGTAGCCTTCTCCACACTTTGTTTTTTGTTATTTATTTTGTTTCTTTTTGGTTATTTATTTTAATCTTTTTTTAAATACTTATTTTGTTTTTTTGATTACAAGGCAAAGTTACAGGATAAAAAATTAAAACAATACTATTTTAAAATAAAGTTATCGTATGTTAATGTTAATAATGTATATTTATATTTGTATATGGCAATAGTTTACAGACATAGGAGATTAGATACTAATAAAGTATTTTATATAGGTATTTCAAAAGATTATAAAAGACCTTATCAAATAGGAAAATATAGAAATAAAATTTGGAATAGAATTGTAGATAAAACCAATTTTTTAGTTGAAATAATTTCTGAAAATATTGAATATAAAGATGCTTTAGAATTAGAAATTTTATTGATTAATTTATATGGTAAATTAAAAGATAACACAGGAACACTATCTAACATTACTGATGGTGGAGAAGGAACTTTAGGAATATCTCCTTGGAGTAAAGGAACTAAAGGTGTATGTAAATCTAATTCAGGTAGTTTTAAAAAAGGTCATAAATTAGGAGTTGGAAGAAAACTTTCTGAAGAACATAAAAATAAGTTAATTAAATACAATACAGGAAGAATACCTTCAGATTATACTAAAAAAAGAGTAATAGAAAGTCATATTAAATTATGTTTAGATTTATACACTGGAATATTTTATAATAGTTTAAATGATGGTTGTTATGCGGTAAATATTAGACCAAATACTGAAGCTACAAGAATAAGCAGAAAAAGTAAATTACAAAGATTTATATATGTCTAAAGAAATAAAAAGAAGTACTCTTGTTAAAAAACTTGATTCTGTTTTTTCTATATACATTAGAAGAAAAAATGCTATAAATGATATAGCTGAATGCGTTACTTGTAAAAAGAAAAGCCATTGGTCTAAACTTCAAAACGGTCATTGGGCAAGTAGGAGACACTATTCAACAAGATGGGATGAGCAAAATTGCCACGTTCAATGTGCAGGTTGCAATGTATTTAGAGCAGGTGAGATTTACTTATATACTAAATATCTTTGTTCACAATATGGTGAAAACTTTCCAGAAGAACTTTATATAAAATCTCAAAAAATAGTTAAATTTGCTGATGTAGATTTGATTGAAATGATTGAATACTATAATTCTAAATTAGAATCTTTGTAGTTCTCTGTTTATATATTGTTTGTTAGAAAAGGGATGCTTTAATTAGTGTCCCTTTTTTTATTTTAAAACTTTAACTTTTCTTTAACACTTTTATATGAAAAACAGTTATATATTTGCCAAAGAAATAACAAACTAAAAACAAACAAAATGAAACAAAATTTAAAAGACATCGGATTAGCATTTATTTTATGGGGATTATTTTTTACTTTAGTATTAACTTTAACAAATTTATAAAATGAAAGATTTATTAGATTACAACAGATTTAGATTAGAAGCAATGCAAGATAGAATTTGCAAATTAGAAAACCATCTTCAAACATTAGAAACATATTGTTTTGAATTAGCTGATGAAAATTGCCCAAGAGAATACAAGACAATAATTAAACAAGAACTTTATAACTTAAAAACAACTTAAAATGGAATTAACATTAAATCAAAAATTATCTTTAATTCAAAAAGAATTTAAAGCATCAAAATCAAAATTCAATTCATTTGGTAAATATAACTTTAGAAGTGCTGAAGATATATTAGAAGCATTAAAACCATTTAATGAAAAGTATGCAGTATCTTTTATAATAATTGAAACTTTAATTACAGATAGTAATTTAGATATTCCTATAATAAAATCCATTGCAACTATTATAGATAATAATGGAATTAATGAAATATCAGCTACTGCTATTGTAGGAGTAGATTTAGAACAAAAAGGGATGCAAATGCCACAAAAATTTGGTTCTGCTTCTTCTTATGCTAAAAAGTATGCTTTAGGTAATTTACTTTTAATTGACGATACACAAGACCCTGACGCATCAAATAAACACGATAAAGCAGAAACTTTAACATCAAAAGAAATAAGTGCAGCATTAGATGATAAAAAATGGTTAAATAAAAATACACCAGAATTTAATAAAGCTATTGAATATTTAAAAAATGGTGGTAATATTGCAACTATTGAAGGCAAGTATAAAATGACTAAAGTAGTAAAAGACGAATTATTAAAAGTAAAATAATATAACGTTCCCTCGCTTGGCTTAGTGCCGAGTTATGAAAACTAAATTATCTAATTAAAAAATAAAACGTGATGAAAAACGATATAAACGAAAATAAGGCATTGAGCCAAACGAGTGTTAGCGGTAGTTTTACTTCCGAAGATATGATAGGATTTGCAGATTGGTGCAGAAATGGATTACTAAATACTGAATATTCTATTGACAGAATACACGAACATTTAGAAGCGTGGATATTACAACACAGAAAAGATGTAATTACTCTAAAAATAGAGTTTGAGGATTGGCACTATCAATGTGGAGATAAATGTTGTGATAATTATGGAACTGATATTTATCTTAATAATAAAAAACTTGATGAACAATATGCAGAAGATAGTAGAAATGCATTAAAAGCAGTACTTTCTGAACTTGGGTACAATGTTGAGATAAATTACCGCTAACTATTATATAGACGAAGTAGATTTTTAAAACAAAATAAGTGTTATCTATTGCGTTTATATAAAGTTATAATTATTAAATTTGTAAAAAAACTGAATAGCTGACAACAGTAAAAAAAGGTAAGCAAATTAAATAAATAAATTATGAGTGCATTAATTAATGTAAGTTTAAGAGTTGACAAATTACCTAAAGAAAAATTTGTATCTGGAAAAGATGGTGCAGTTTATTACAACTTTACAGTTGGAGTAAATGACGAATCTAACCAATGGGGGCAAAATGTTTCTTTAACAGATAGTCAAACAAAAGAAGAAAGAGAAGCAAAGAAGCCTAAAACGTATTTAGGAAATGGAAATGTAATCTGGACCAATGGAACTATATCAGTTGCTGATAAAAAAGCAGAAGCAACTAAAGAAGAAGGAGATTCACTTCCATTTTAATTAATTATTAATTTAGGGATTAGTCTACCTAAAATTATACTCAAAAGGGAATGTAAAAGTTCCCTTTTTTTAACAAACAAACAAACAAATGGAATTAAACAAAGACGAGAAAAGATTATTAATGGAAGTTTTTGAAGCAGAATGTTTCATTAATCCATTAGAAAAGATAACACATCCAAAACCAGCAATTTCATTTGGTGTTAAAAGCTACGAAACAAAAGATGGTAAAATAGAATATCCTACACCAATAGGAACTTATGGTAATTTCAGTTTTGTACAAGCTCCTCCTAAAAGTAAAAAAACATTTTTTGTTTCATTATTATCAGCAATATATTTAGCAGATGAATTAGAGCAATTTGGAGGCGATTTAAAAGCAAATAGAGATAATAAGCACTTAATACATTTTGATACTGAACAAGGCAATTTTCACGCTGCAAATGTGTTTAAACGTCCTATTGATATGACTGGTATAAAAACAGATAAATACCATACTTTAGCATTAAGACAATTAAGTTTTAAAGAAAGAGTTGAATTTATAGAATATTACCTTTATGATAAACTTGAAGCAACAGATATAGGTTTAGTTATTATTGATGGTATTGCAGATTTATGTAGTGATGTAAATAATATTGAGGAAAGCAATGCAGTTGTCCAAAAGTTAATGAAATGGTCAAAAGAGTTAAATTGCCACATAGTAACAGTAATACATTCTAACTTTGGAACAGATAAACCAACAGGGCATTTAGGTTCATTTTTAGAAAAGAAAACAGAAACACAAATACAATTAGAATTAAACACAGTAAATAAAGGATTAGTAACCGTAAGTTGTAAACGTTCCAGAAACGCACCATTTGAAAACTTTAGTTTTAAAGTAAATAATTTTGGATTGCCAAAAGTTGAAGGAGCATTTTATGACCCATTAAAAGATATATTTTAATTATGACACCAAAAGCAAAACTTAAATCAATAGAAAGAAAAATGCAACTAATTCAAAAAAATAATCCCGAATTAGATTTAAAAATAATTTCAAGTAAATTTTTTGATATTGAAAGATATTATAAATTAAGACAACAACATTTTTTTTTAGATTTTGAAATTAATCATTGTATAACTTGTGGTAAAAAAATATAATTATGAAAACAACAATAAAAAACCATTTAGAAGAATTACAAGTTTCAACTGAAAGAATGTTGCTTTATCATTCAGACAATAAGATGTTAATAAGTTTTTTTAAAGATTTAAAAGAAAAACTTGTATATTTACAAGAATTAACAGATATGGAAGCAAGGTATAATTTAACACCCATAGCTGATTGTATTGAAGAACTATTAGAAGTTGATTCTGAATTAACGCATATTGATTTTTCAATTCAATTAAAAGAAGTAATATCTGAAAAGAAAACAGCAAAAGTAAACGCAAAATTATTTTAATATGATAACATTAACTTTAGGTTTTATTTTGTTGCTTTCTATATTACTAAATATATTTCTTATAAGTGCT